GGGAAATGATATGAAAAGTTGGCGCGTTGTTTTAGATTTTTTTGTTTATCATGCCGTTTCGGTTGATGAAGTTAGGGCATTACTACCAATAATTTTGGCGAGTCACGAATCGCATGTTGATATTTTGCCGAAAGCGAGAATTACAGAACTTGACGAACAACAAGTGACAGAACACGTCATCGATGACAGTGTGAAATTAAGTTCGCATTTAATGTCGATCGATCGAACACTTGTGCAGGAAAATCAAACCGAATGGGAAATTCCACTGCCAAGCGGAAACAAATTCGTTTGGGTAAAAAAAGGATGAACATTTATAAAGATTTTGATCCTAAATTGGCAGTGAAAAACCCTGGCAAAATAACAAATTTTATTTTGAATTTTTTGCCAAAACATATTGTTCGTGAAGATGATTTTGAGTTTACTTTCAAGAAATGGCGAGGCGTTCATTATTTAGTTAATGTAAAAGACAAAAGATCGTGGCAAAAAAGAATTGCCGAACACGGGTGGAGTTTCAACAATAGAGAATTTTTATATGAGTTAAGAAGTGGCAATAAGGTTATTTATCAAATAACGGTTGAAATGATTGAATTAGCAGTTTCAAAATCAGCCGTTTTTTATGAAATTTATAAGCGGTTAGGTTATTCGAGTGACGGTGCAGCACGAAAAGTAAAAGAAATGTTGGAAGATAGAGTATGAAAAAATTGATTAAAGATTATTCGACAACAATTTCAGCAACACGCACGATTGGCGAAATTCAAGAACTTTTGGCCAAAAATGGCGCGCGTGGTATTGCGACAAATTACGATGAAGAAGGAAAAGTCACGGATGTTTTTTTCAAACTTATCGTCGATAAAAAAGAAGTTGCGTTCAAATTGCCGGCAAAAACCGACAAAATCAATGCCGGAATAGAAAAAGCCGGTTTACGAATTCGATCGAATCCGGAAGATGTCGCATGGCGAATTTGCAAATCGTGGCTCGAAGCACAAATCACGCTTATAAATCTTGACCAGGCGAAAATGGAAGAAGTGTTTTTGCCTTATTTGATTGTCGGTAAAAACAAAACGCTTTATGAAGCGATGAAGGAAAAGCAATTTTTATTGCCTGGCGAAAGTGAATAAATGAAAACTTTTTGCAACATTTGTAAACAAATGCACGATAACAGAGTGATGTGTCCAGAAAAGGCAACCGCTTTCAAAGAAGCGCAAGTCATGGATATTTGGATGACCGAAGATGTCGCGGAAGCATTAAAAGAATCTGACATGGAATTTATGCAATTAACTTCAAAAATGCAAAGAGTATTGCATAAAGTTTGGTTCAAATCTCATCAACGAGCATTGACAAATGCAGCGAGAGTGCAACGTGGGGAAAATATTTATGAACACTGAAAAAGATTTGATGTCATTCGAAGAAGCGAAGCAATATTTGATTACTGCCGGCTACAGAATGGAAGAATTTTCAACGTGGGATGATACGTCAATTCGAGTTTTTGCGACCGATCAGAAAGCGAGAAAAACACAATGACAATAAGGGAATTATCAGACAGAATAATGCTTAAAGGAAATGATAAACTCGGCGATCCGAAACCTTATGCGGCATGGAAGGCTTTACATAATCGAATCATGCCAGAAGAATTTGATCCGGAATTCAATAGTGTTTTTTGGAATAGTATAAGTCAAGAATTCAATTTGATTTCTGCAACTTTTTTTGCCAGGACATTGATTGCTCTTGGAGAAAAAAACGTCAGGATGAAAGCTAAAAAAAATCTTGAAATCGCTGAAAGAATAGAAAATGACGATAGGGTCGACGATCTTGTTTGGGAAGAAATAAAGCAAATTTTGTCTTTTGAATAAATATGAGTCAAAGTGAATTTGAAAAACATAGAGGTCATCAAACGTTGCCACCGGAAATTCATCAAAAGATGATTAACCTTATAAAAACGTTGTGGTTTTGGTGTTTCAACGAAAAAATTGATTACGAATTCGCAGAAAAATTGTCTTTTTTTATCGCAACATTGCAAGAAAAAGCAAAATGACTAACGAAGAAATAGAAAATTTACCGGAAATATTGATCTTATCCGAAGTGGCCGGAATAATCGGAAAATCGCCATTGACGATCAAACGGTGGGGGAAACGTGGTAAATTGCATCCGATCCGGTTGCCATTTCGCGGCGATCGCCGGTATTTCAAAAAAGAAGTTTTGAGTTATTTTTTATTAAACGTATGAACAAGAACGACGACACAATCACCGTGACCGGAATGGCTTTGCCACACGACACAAAAGACATGAAAGAATTGCTTGCGTTCAATTCTTTTTTGATGCAAAATCCGAAACTTTATCACATCGATCGCGATGAAGCGATGAAAATATTTCGTGACGAACGCGACAAAATCCAAAAAGCGGAAAGTGGTCACGTTATTTATAAAGACATCAAAGATTGGTACAACCCCGAAATTGATTACGGCGAACTTCTCGAAAAAATACGTTGGACGCAAAACACGATGACAAGATACAGTCATCACGATCCGATCGAATTTCCACTTGACCATGTGATGCTTTTGGACCATGCCGATCGGTGGGATGTTCCAGGCGAAAAAATTGGCAAACAACAAATGTTTCAATTTTGGAATCGTCAATTCAATGATGAATTGGCCAAAGTTTTCAAAAAATGGAAACCGAAACTTATTCTTGACGTTTGTGCCGGTGACGGCCGATTGGCGCAACTCATGGCGCGACGCGGTTTGAACGTCAAAGCGGTCGACAATTATTCGTGGGAATTTGAAAAACGATATTTTGACGTTGAAAAAATGGATTATCGTGATGCGCTTGCGTTATATAAACCCGACGTTGTTGTCGGTTGTTGGATGAATTTGAACACGGATTATACACCGGATTTTCGCAAAACCGATTCGGTCAAGCATTACATGATGATCGGGGAGGGTGACGGCGGTTGCACCGGTGGCAATTGGGAAGAACGACCAGGGTGGAATTTGGAATGGTGGAATAAAGCATCGCATTTTTCGATCAGTCGAAGCGATATGTTGACGTTTAGTTATAAAGGCGCGCTCGATATGTTCGGCATGATGCACCATTCGTCCGTCTGCAGTTTTTCTCGAATCGATGACAAAAATACAGAAACAATCGGCGATTCAAGTCGCCGGTGAACAACCGAAAGAGGGTGGCCGGTATCAATTTCGTGACGGATGCTATTTTGTTTGTCAAAGTGTAAACACAACTATGTGGTCAATGGGTGGTTTTGAAGTTGAGGCATCATTTGTTTTGATTCAAAATTATGCGACCGATGAAGATTTGGGATACACAACAAAAGCGATGATGGATAAATTCGCCGGACACCGGAACATGGAGAAGATCGATGTGCATATCAGCAAATTTACCGGTTGTCGCATCGATGTCAAACTTGTTTTCGATCAACGAGGCTAAACCGTGTCGCGATCATGTCGCACAATTTATCATTTACGACATGAAACCAGCCACGAAACCCGACGCTAAAATCGTCAAACTTGAAAAGACTTTTCACGGAAATTGGTTTGACGACTTGTGGTTCAGTGATAGTGTGCGTAACTCACGCACGGAAATTTTGAAGTTTTCACGGCATTTGGTGACTTCATTAGCCCATAATATTATTTGTGCGTAAAATGTTATTATGAAGAAATGCGAATTGTCCTTATTTTGTTACTTGCAACCGTGATGCTTTTGAAAGGATTGTATATTTATTTGATTAACGATTTGGCAACCGGCGGTGATTACGATCTCGTCCATTTACAAAGCGAAGTCAAGCAATATAGAATTGAGAATATGACACTATTTGACGAATATTTACACGATGCAGCGCTTACGACCATAAATCAAAAGGCACGCGCTCAAGGGTACGTTGACGCAAATGTCATTTATTTACAATGAAGAAATTACGTCACAAATTAGCGATTTTCTTTTTATGGCTCGCGCACAAAACCGAACCCGATTGGGTGTCAGAAGTCGCAGCCGTTTCCGGAACAACGATCACGTTGAAGTCAAATAATCCCTGGGTGCAAACCGGCGATGCCGTTATTATTAAACATGCCAAGAAAAAAAATTGAAAAATTAACCAATCATCCACCAAAGCAAAATTTGACCTGGCAACAAGGGTTCTTATATTTGCATTATCAAATAAATATGATCGGTGGCAAAGTAAACGAAATCATTGATATTCTCAATGGTGAAGTTATTTCCGTGCCGGCAAGTGATGTCAGTGTTGTTCAAATGCCGCCAAACGCATCGATGCGCGACAAAGAAATTGTCAAACACGTTCTCACGGTCGCAACCGAAGAAATCCGGCAAGATGTGGTCAAATTAACCGAAGCGCTCGAAGCCGCCGGTGTTAAGGATTTTCAAGTCGAGAAAATTCAAGTACAATAAAACCATGAAATCAAGCAATACTCCCCATGAACGATTGCGACATCAGTTCGGTTTGCATAAAGAGAACAAACACATTAAAAAAGTAGTTACTCATAGTCTCGCGCATCCGGAAGCACATCATACCAAACACTCGGCACGAATCACGCATCATTCATCGGCGAGTTCGCACAATGCAGCGCATCATAGTAAAAGATGATATTTCCATCAACATTACCAATTGAAAACGTTTTTTGGATTGCTTTTTGCATCGGTTTCGCCGGTTTTATTTTGGGTATGATCGTTTTCGATCGGACCTCACGCGATTACGAAACAGATTTCGGCGTGTTATGCACCAAAACCCGACATTTCTTCCCAACACCGGAACGGATCAAAGGTAAATTGTCCGAAGAAGTGTATTGTTTTTGTGGCAATGAGGTCATGGAACTTAACCCAAAAGGTTATTACATAATCAAAGAATGATAATTGAAAAAACAAGTCCGTCTGACCTCGAAACGTATTCGTATTGTCCGTATTGTTGGTTTCTCAAACATGACGGTCATCGCCAGGCACCGACCGAAGCCATGAAGTTCGGCACTCGACTTCATTCTGCAGTAAAGAAATATCATCGTGACGGTGAATTTCTCTTTGCCGAAGATTTGCAAGAATATCTTGATTTGTATATGGAACAAAACACGCGCGATTTTGAAACGTGCGAAGAAATGTGGGAAGTACCGCTTTTTGATACTGGCATTTTATTCCGGATGAAACTTGATCTTGTCAAAGACGATGCACTTACCGAACATAAAACGTCAGCGCGTCCGTATTCGCAAGCATATGTCGACACACTTCGCCAATTGACTGCATATTCGTGGGCATGGGGTCAACTTTATTTGCAACGTGAAAAAGAAATAAAAGTTAATGTTTTTTTAACAAATCCGCAACCGGAAGATGAATTGATCCAAACTTTTATAACGCATCGAACGGCTGCCGATTGGCAAATTTGGGAACAATGGGTGCGTTTGCAATTGCGCGGGATCGAACAAGACGAATTTGAACCAAACCCGAAAGGCAGGTTTCACAATTTTCCAGAGTGTCCTTTTTACAAAGAAACTGAACTATGATAATCTAAACATGAAAGGAGGTGATATGAATGGATAACACACCAAACGAAGTAAAGGATTTTTTAGAGCTCGTTAAAGCTCTCGGTGAAGCCGTTGAAAACAGTTTGCCGGAAGAAAAGTATTATCTCGAAGAATATTTGCAACAGAAATACAATATTCCGCCAATGGCATCGACAACGACAAATGCCGCGCCGACCGATCCGAACGCAAGTGGAAGTGATGCAGTTGCAAATCCTGCAAGTGCCGACACAACAACACCAGCAAATCCAAATCCAGGCGAAACGCCAACCGACCCGAATAATCCAACGGGTTAATGATTTGCCAGTTGTCCGATTTTTTCGTACAACTGAGAGATCGTTAAAACTCCTCAATATGCTACACTTTAGAAAGAAAGGGGGTGAAAGCCTACTATGGAAAAAGGTCACAAAGTTGTACTCGCTGCCGTTGCCGTTGGATTTTTTGCACTTGGTGCAATTACTCTGAACGTTAGGCAGAAAACGCAAGTTGTGGAAATTCCCGCGCCTACTCCGGTAGTCACGGTGTCACCTACTTCTTCGCCTTCTGCAACACCGAAATTCAGGACATCAAAAACCGTTGTTACTGTCACGACAGTTCCGACAAAAATTGGTACTCCTGCCGCTGCAACGAAAGCGTTAAGATAAAAGTAACCGCTGATTGATTTCCTACAAGGGGTTGGTCAGCGGCCTTTTATTGGAAAAAACGAAAAAATCGTATAACCTCTAGTAAAAACTCATTGCATCGACAATCAGTTTTGTCTTATGTGGACAACTTGTGCATATTGCAAACCCAACAAAAACTTTGTATAGTTATGGTTATGTTGCCAAAACGACTCGACACAGAACGCGGACATTGGGTTGCTAAAATAACCGATCTTCTCAAGTGGGACAAAAACCCGCGCAATCACGATGACGCTGGACTTCTTCGCCTTAAAAAACAAATCTGCAGACTTGGAATTTATAAACCAAACTTCGTTGACAATCAAGGTCAACAAGTAGGAGGCAATAAACGACTTCTCGCTTATAACGATCTCAACACAAACGAATTCACTTACAACGATGACAATGGCAATTCGGTCACGATTGATAAACGTGGTCAATTTGACGAATTGTGGATCAGTGAAGTTGCGTTCACCGAAGAAGGTGTGACACAAGAACAAATCAACGCCGGACAAAAACCACGATATAAAGCAATTCTTGACGGTCAAGAACAAGAAACGTGGTTTGAATCGATCGAACAAGCAATGATCGAATACGGAATTTCCGACAATGACGAAATCGGATCATGGGATAAAAAAGCATTGCACGCACTCATTCAGCCACATAAACTCATTCCCCTTCCGATGTATCAAATCCAGGTCCAACCGGCAATTTCGCTGCAAACGTTTTCGCAAAATCCAAACAAAATAACTGACACGCCGTCAAATCAGGAAATTGACCCGAACAAAGTTAAAAAAGAATTAAATGTGAAATGTCCGAAATGTGGTTTTGACTTCAAAGGCGATGAGGACGACATCGAAGTAAACAATGAATCCGCAAGCGCATAAATTTCCCTATAAGTGGTACCTCAAAGACGGTTATCCGGCAAAAGGCATCGAGGCACACAACAAAACAGTTTTTTCAACTTTTTCATGCGGAGGAGGATCATCAATGGGGTATAAATTGGCCGGCTTCAAAGTGATCGGTGCAAATGATATTGACAATCAAATGCGTTTGGTATACATAACAAACCACAAACCACATTATTATGTATTCGGTGATATAAGAAAACTTTTGACCAAAAATTATCCGGACGAATTTTATAATCTCGATGTGCTCGACGGATCGCCGCCATGTTCAACGTTTTCAATGGCCGGATCGCGCGAAGATGCTTGGGGAAAAGAAAAACAATTTCGTGAAGGCCAAACCATGCAAACGCTTGACGATTTGTTCTTCGATTTCATCGCACTTGCGAAAAAACTGCAGCCCAAAACTATCATTGCCGAAAACGTCAAAGGTCTTATATCTGGAAACGCGAAAGGGTATTTTGTCGAAATCGTTGAAAAATTCAATGCTGCCGGTTATTTCACGCAAGCATTTCTTTTGAACGGTTCGACGATGGGTTTGCCACAAAAACGTGAACGTGTGTTCATTTTGTGTCGGCGAAAAGATTTGGTGTTGCAGGATATAAAAATGATGTTCAACGAGCAAATGGTGCCATATCGAGAAATCGAAGAAGGGATTATTGAAAACTTCAAACGAGTGTTACCATGCGACGCACCGTATTATGATTTGATCCGGCCAGGTGGATCGATCGCAGACGTTCATCCGAAAGGTCATCGGTTCAATAGTATAAAAATGAATCCGGACGCACCAGTCAACACGATCGCAGCAACACACGGCGCGTGTTTTTTTCACTATAAACAACCACGACGATTGACTGATCTTGAATTGTGTCGCGCCGGTTCGTTTCCGGAAGATTATGATTTTCTCACGATCGATCCACAATATTTGATCGGAATGAGCGTGCCACCGGTGATGATGGCGCACGTTTCACATCAAGTTTACCTTCAATGGCTTAAAAACCTTTAATCCCACAACCATATTGACATCGCTGAACCATTGTGATATAATCCTGTTATATCAATCAGAACCGAAGGCGGTGAATCAATATGAAAGACACAAGATCAACAGAAATTAAAAAAATATTAAAAAAAGAATATCCAGGCGCAAAATTCAGTGTGAGAATCGATAAATACTCTATGGGTGAATCGATTAACGTCAGAACAGACGCATTTCACATTGACCAGGTAGCCGACCCAAGAGGATATGGATATATCAATCAAGCATCCGAAAAAGATGCAGCAATACGAACAAACATCAAAGAATTATTAGCAAAATATGAGGACATTGATCGCGATCAATGGGGTGAAATATTATCAGGTGGAAACACATTCTTATTTGTAGAAGAATTCTAAAAACTGCCCAAAATACTATGATTTACGCAATAACAATTAAAGACAAATTTGACGGCCGAGAATTTACCGGAAAATTTGACCAACCAACAAAAAAACGAGCGATCGCACAAGCGATTGATTTTTATACATACGAACTCGATACTGATGAAACCGGCATCGAAATTGTCCGGATCGAAAGGTAATTATGAAATTTATTACACGACTAATCGAATACAATGACGATTCTTTTGCAATCGTTCGCGCAACACAAGAATTTATCGACGGTGTTTATGGTAAACACAAAAACGTCAAAGAAATTCGTGTGCCAACCGAACAGGAATTGAAAACGTATAAAGATTGGATCAATACACAAGGAAGGTGATTTTTATGAAGTACAAAATTATTACTATAGCAATTTTAATGGTATTCGGTTTTCTGTATGCAACACGCAATGTGTCGGCAATAGTTCACGAAAATTCGACACCGCCAAGTGATTATTTGAAAGTCACCGGTGAAAATATATCCGATGGAAGCATGGGAAATATTCGTTGCACGACTACATTTTATGGAAACGCGATCGGAAAGGATTTGCGACCAATGCAAAAAGTCGTTTGCAAATAAGAAATCAAAATTTGCTTTTTTGATTTCCAGGCCAAAGGTGTAAAAGTAGTTTTTCTATTTCGTCAATTGACAAACTGTAAAACACTTTTGCAATATAGCCTCAGAATCAAAAGTCGCGTTTTTGATTCTTTGACATTTTCGTTGTTTTGTGCATGATTCGTTTGAACGAAACGTCACAGTTTTGTTATACTGAACTAATGAAAGATGAAACTAATCATATTTTTTTCAAACAACTTTGGGTGGATCGCGGTGGCAACGTTGGTGTTGAGTGTGATCGTTGCGGCAATACGATTTGGGGAGCTCATTCGATCCCGCGCGAAATACCGATCGATCCGCAACATTTGGAAAAAGGGTTGATGCCTTGTCCAAATTGCATCACACTTCAAAAAAGTAATTTCGTGCAAACCGAAACCGAACGACATCAACGCGAAATTGAAGCATACAATAGAAAATTATTTCTCGCCTCAAATGATTTTGACCGGCAATCGATCACGTTTGATTGCACGCACAAACCTTCACAACGTTCGTAAATCTGCTATTATCGATCCATGACTTTTCGCACCTCACGTTATAATGGTTTCGCGAGAAAAACTCCAGTTGTAAAGTCCGAAGTTTCAGTTGTAAGATCAGTTGTAAACAAACCGAGTGCAATTGTAAAGTCATTGTCAACCAAACGACAAACAATTGTAAACCAACCCGATTTCACACCACAAGAACAAGAGATCATCGATGCCGCCGAGAAAGAATATGCCGCATTAAAAGTGTCCCGAAACCTGGTCAAAAAGAATGGCCGGCCGGAAAAAATTAACGGTTTCATTGTTCTGAAACTTATTGGTGCTTTTCAGTCCGGAATGACTGTCGGAATTGCTTGTCAATACGCGGGAATCGGACGAACTGCATTTTATCGCCACATGAACGAGGACGAGGACTTTCGGAACATCATCACGGATGCTCAGGACTGGCTAAAAGTGACAGCTGGTGACAGACTCAAGACGATCATTCAAACCGGTGATGAACGAGCAGCTGCACCGCTTATCCGTTGGTACTTGGAACGCGCAATGCCCGACACGTATGGTAGTATAAAACCAGACCCCAACAACGGGCCAAACAATTACTTCTTCATAAACAATGGACGCTTTGAATCAATTACAAAACAATCCGGAATTGAAAACGCTGATCCGTCACAACTTCTTGAGGCTATTGAGGCAGAACAAAACGTGGACAATGGAACAGAAGAAAACGGCGCTGCATCAATTCATTCTCAAGAAAATGGGAGTGAACATACCGAAGAAGTCGATTTGTCACAATCATCAAGCACCATTTGATTTTGTGGCAGCGGCATTTTTTGAATCTTATGATACTATTGTTGCTCTCGCTAATCGAAACGGCGGCAAAACCATTGATTTTGCTATTCTTGCTATTCTGTTTGCTTTGGCAAATCCGGATTGCGAGGGTGCAAACTTTGGTGCAATTGAAAACCAGGCTCTACGTTGTTATGGTTACATCAAAAAGTTCCTCGAAGGTGACAAAAGTTTATTTGAAGTGGTTGACGGTAAGATCACATTGGGCAAAACTGTTTTCAAGAATAAATCGTGGCTTCAAGTCCTCATCGCAACAATGGCTGGGGTAAATTCACCGCATCCACAAAAATTGATCGCCGATGAAGTTGAACTAATCCCCTGGTTTATATTACAAGAAGCGTTGTCGATGCCGAATTCAAAAAATGACATCAAAGCAACAACGATTCTCGGATCAACACGAAAGTTTGCTCATGGTCCGATGCAACGATTGATCGATGACAATATGGCGCATCTTTTCTCCTGGTGTGTTTGGGAAACTATGGAAGCCTGGCCAAAAGATGTCATGCTGCAACAACAAATTCTTCAAACGTTTACAAAGAAATTTGGCGATACCGAACTCATACCAAAAGACAAATCGCAATTCAACGGATTCTTCAAATGGCCGGATTTGTTAACGCGTGTGCGTATGCTTGATATAGAAACGTTCTTATCACAATGGATGTGTCAACGTCCGGAATCAACCGGTTTAATTTACGCACGATTTGACGAAATACTCAACGTTGATCGAAATTGGGTGCTTGATCCAAGTTTGCCAATACAAATTTGGGAAGATTTGGGTTATGCGAAAGATCATCCGGACGTTGTTTTGTTTGTGCAAGTTGATGTCGTCAAACAACGATTCGTTATTTTTGATGAATTGTATTTGCGATATAAAGATTGCCGGATGATTCTTATAGACGTTATTCAAAAGCTCAAAGAACACGGTCTTGTTGCCACTGAGTTGGACACTGACCCCACTGAATTAACGAAAGCGCGTGTTCTTACTCCTTACTTCGCAAAGATCGCCGGTTGGGTTTGTGATTATCACAACGTTTCAGAAATTGCAGAACGTCAGAATACCGGTGTTCCGATTTGGGATAAAGTACGAAAAGAAGAAAACGATGAAGTGAACGAAATCTATAAACAGGAAAATTACATTCCACTTGTTCGCGCGTTCGTTGACAATCGATCATTGCAAATCACACCAAACGTTATCAATCTTCGTGAAGAATTTATGACGTACTCGAATAAGAAACAACAAGACGGCCGGTATTCCGACGTTGCCGAGAAATTCAATGATAATGGTCCGTCAGCTGTCGCGTTTGGTTGTGTTCGGAATTGGCCGTCACTTGCATACATGCCGTTTGATGCTGATTCCGGAAAGATTGACGAAGAACCGACACGCACAATTCGACAAAACGATGAAGAAGTGGAAATTGTTTCACCGGCACAATACATTCGATCCGGTTTGACTGATGAAATCCCCGAGCACTTTTGACCTATTGCATCGCTGAACCATACATGATATAATAACGTTGATATGACAGATATATTTGTATGTTCAGACGGACACGTTTGCACTTCGGATTGTCGCCGAACTGGTTGTCTTTGTTGGGAAGATCACACACATCCAGAACGAGGCGATCAATGGATTTGCGATCGTGGATGCACAACTGATAAGCAACAACGTTCAGAGAAATATCCGCATTTGTGCAAACGATGCGAAAAGGAAATCGATAATGAAAATTAACAATCCTGTTATTGTTTCAAGTATTATTGTTTTTGTATGGATGTTTGTGTTCGCATTTGACATTTTAACTCACTGATAATTTTTAACTACATCATAATGCACGCATTATAAGGTTACCTCAAAAAGTAAAAACCCCTGGCACAAAGATCGCGTGACAAGGGTTTTTAATAAGTTCTTTGCAAACGTCTATTCCCTCAATGGAAAACAAAAGTAAGCATTGATATCACTTTCTATTGTGCATGTCCCTTGTAAATTTTGTCAATACTTACTATTCTTGAGATATGCAGGACAATAATAAGAATCCTCAAGACACGATTCCGACAGTTATGACAAGCGAAGATATTGCAGCGCAACATCGTGCAGCTGATCCGCTTCACGGTGGAATTCCGGCAACAAGTGCCGCTGATATTGTGGGTGCAGACGGAACAGAACCAGGTGGCAATGCTGATTCGATCATCGAATTGACAGACGAAATCGGTGGCACCGGTACTTACATTTTTGACGGATTTTTGACAAATGCCGATCCAAACCCCGAATGGTCTGGTTATCAACGAACTAAAATTGCCGATGAAATGCGTTTGACCGATGCAACAATTCGACTTGGACTCGATGCGACAAAACATCCAATCATCGGTGCAAATTGGTATGTCAAACCAGGTGAAGGCGAAGAAGATGACGGACCCATGACTTCACTTGTTCGCGAAGAATTGTTTGAGAATCCAAATTTCTTTTTCAGACAATTCATTTATTCGTGTTTATTGATGTGTGATTACGGCAACATGGGTCACGAAAAGATTTTCCGAAAACGTGCTGACGGCAAAATCGGTTGGTTACGATTCGCACCACGTTTGCCACATACTTATTTGCGATATATGATGCCAGACGGTTTCACGCCAGGTATAACGCAAATTCTTCCAACCGGTGCAGAGGGTCCGCGCATACCACAATGGAAAATGTTGTTGCACATTTTGGATATGGAAGGTTCAAATTATGAAGGTCGTTCGTTGTTGCGACCGGCGTTTCAACATTATTTTTATAAGAAACTTTTATATCGCGTTGATGCAATCGCATCGCAACGTCAAGGCATGGGGTTTCCGGTTATTCATACACCGCCGCAAGCAAGTCCGGCTGACAAAGCGAAAGCACGCGAGATCACGAAAAACATTCGTGTGAACGAAAAAGCATATGCTGATCTTCCGGAAGGTTTCACACTTGAATTTATTGATCCAAAAGGTCATTTAATCAAAGACGTTGAAAAAATGATCTTACATCACGATCGCGAAGAACTTGTTGCGTTCAAAGCGCAATTCCTCAATCTTGGTGCAACAACCGCCGGATCGGAAAATGCAAGTTCGGATCAACGTGATTTGTTTTATGCTGCCGAAAATTATACGGCACGCACATTTCAGGAACCAACACAAATCGCGGTTCGGGAATTAGTTGATTTGAATTTCTCCAATGTTACACCGGCACAATATCCGTCGATACAATTTGGTGGTTTGGGTGCAGTCGATTTTATGAAATGGTCCAAAGCCTTACTTGATTTAGCACAAGGCGGTTATATTCTGCCAACTGATGATGACGAACGACACATTCGCCAAGTGATGACGCTTCCGGAAGGAACACGATTTAGTGACGAACAAGACGCTGATCCTGAAACACGAAGAATTCCAGTTCCGCAAGTTGATCCGAATAATCCAAACGAAGTGACACAGAAGAAACCAATTCGTTACGTCAACAATTATAGTCGTGCCGATCAATTCCAATTCAAAGAAGCAATGGAAGATGCGCGTGAATTACATTTGCGTGTTCAAGATGCACTTGAAAAAAAGAAGCCGGTTCAGTTAGGATAAAAGTATGTTTAATAAAAGAACACAATATGCGGTGACCAATGGAATAAATTTCGGTGTTGCCGTTTTGATCTTTTCGTTTATTTTTTGGTTCGTTTTGTTTGCGTTTGTTGGTGTGTTTCAAGCGAAAACGTGGATCGATGCGTATTTGTATGTCGCGAAGCTCATGGTGATCGCCGTTGCAATTGTGGTCATTTGGACTGTCATGGATGTTATCACTGATTGGTTGGTCGAAAAAGCACATGCAAACCATCGATAATCTCAGTTATGAACAATTACAAAAACTTGATGACGCGTTTGAAGAATATCTTTTCAAGCAACCTCTCGCGAGTAGCGAACCTTATGCAAAAGTTTTCCGCAAAGATCCGCGTCATTTTCGGGCGTTCATCCGAGAAGTAGTTTCGTTCAAACGTGATTTGATGAAACTGTTTACCACGATGTATGCCAATCGTTGGACACTTATCAATTATCACGCAATTCCACAAGGTCACGTTCTTATGGATGAACCGGATGACTATAGTCAATATTTTTACGATTATTCGTGGGATCAATACCAATTGCAACTCTCACAAGTAATTGAACAACATAAAAAGAAAGCATACGATCTTGGCATTTTAGGTTTAATGACAACGCTTGCCGTTGCAACAATGCTCACATCGGCAGATGTTGAAACTAAACTCACTAAAGAAGCAACAACGTCATCGCAATTTATGATCGATGTCACGAAAAAGCGTATTGCTCAACAAATTCAAACATCACTCAAACTTGGCGAAAATCGCGATCAATTCCAAACTCGTATCAAAGATGTTTTTGTTAATCCGTATCGTGGCCGGATGACTGCCGAAAATGAAGCGGTGCAAAGTTATCTCGATGCACAATACACGGTGGCCAACGATTCCGGATATACGAAAAAAACATGGGTAGGTTATCAAAACAATGGAAATGAAATTTGCGGTCAAGTGATAAATAACACCGTGCCAATCGACGGTGCGTTCGCAAATGGACTTGTTGGACCAACGGCACATTTCAATTGCAAATGCGCGCTTGAATATTCGTAAACCTATACATTTCTTCTTAAATCTATACAAACCTACCTATTGCTTTTTTCTTTTCAACTGGTCTATTCTTAATGTATGGATCTGTCCAGAGCTCACGATATTGTGCATACAAACGCAGGTGGTATGCACCAAAATTGTCCATTTTGCAACGGCGAAATGAACGAATCGGAAACAAAGAAAGCCGCAACCAAAATTGCGACTGAAAAGTATAAACCTCAAGTCGATCCAAGCACGCCGTATAATGAACGGTTGCAACAATACAATGAAAAATCTACTGACGATAATAAAGACGATCCTAACAAAAACAAACCTGGTGATGCTGGTGTTGACAAGCCAACCGTAAAGACAGAAAAACAAATGTCTGAACCATTTTTACGATCATCAATCAACATTATGGCGTTTTCTGAAAAGAACAACGAACCACCAACGCACATCAAAGTTCTGCCTGTAAATACCACAATTCAAAATCCGTTATATGGTCCGGTCAAATTAACACCGGCGATTGCAGCTGATATGATTAAAAATTTCAATGACAGTGTTCGCGCATCGTCAAATGATGCCGGTATTCCGATCGATTTTGAACACGGTGACACACAATTCAAAGACATGGCTGCCGGTTGGATCAAAAAGTTGTTTAATGAAAAAGACGGTTTATATGCTGATGTTGAATGGACAGAACCAGGAAAAGACGCATTGCAAAAGAAGTTATATAAATTTTATTCACCTGGATTTTATTTGAAAGGATATGAAGATCCCGAAACCGGCAAACCATACGAAAATGTTATGACTGGTGGTGGTCTTGTGAATCATCCTGGTATGCCTCATTCGTTGCCGCCAATTGTAAATAGTGAAAAAGACCACTTGACAGATGAGAAAAAATCCCATATCGTATTTGTAGAGATCAAAAAAGACAACACAATGAAGCTGCCCGAAATAATTGCAAAACCAAAAGCTGATCGAACCGACGAAGAACAAAAATTCGTTGAAGCACACAAAGGTGAATTAACATTCGCTCAGGCAAAAACAGAAGGTTTTGCGACCGATACACCGGCAGCAACCACAACCGAAACCCCAAAAAAAGAAGAACCTTCAAACGGCGAAATAAAGATGTCAGAAGCCGAGTATAAAGATCTCATCACAATGAAAGAAGAAAGAAAACTCGAGAAAATGGTCGCTAAAGTCAAAGAAATTACGTTTAGCGATAAAGGCGTTCGATTGCCAGTCGATCAACACGAAAAATGGGCAAAGAAAATAATCAAGATGTCTGAAGCAGAACAGACAGAAACACTTGATATGCTCAAAGCACTTCCGGTCAAAGAAGTATTTCACACATACGGTTCAGACGAAGCAATGAATTTCTCAGAAGAAAACCCTGGCATTGTTGCTGACACACTCACCAAAGCAAAAATGAAAGAAGCAGTCGACAAAGGTGCAAAACTTGATTACGGTGACGCACAAAATCTCGTTTTCAAAGAAAATCCAAAATTGAAACAACAGGTTTTCGGTAGTGCAGGAGGCAATCGCTAACTATGGCAAAATTATATAACGAATCACGTTACCAATCATTTCTCGCAACAGCAGACTTAACAGGAAAAGCAGGATATGCAGTCGCGCTTGACGGTTCAAATCCTGGACAAGTTGTTCTCGCAAACGCACAAACAAACAAAGCGATCGGTATTTTACTCGTCGAAGGTGTTGCAGCGCAAAGAGTAACCGTTCTTTTGTCTAACGGACAAGGAACAGCCGCAGCCGTTTATGGTGGAACCGTTGCAATCGGTGACGCATTGACACCAGACTCAACAGGAAAACTTATCACAACCACGACATCAGGGGATCAAATTGTTGCGAGAGCTAAGGTTGCCGGCGTGACTGGAGAAGTTCACGAAGTCTTGCTGGAGAAAGGATTTGTTCACTAATAACTTATGAATCCACAAATTGCATCACAGTACGTTAATATTCCGTTGACAAACTACTCAATCGAGAAAGCGCCAGCCGGATTCATCGCAGACATACTTGCACCGGTTTTGCCTGTAAAGTTTGACACGGGTATTTACTACGAATACGGTCAGGAAGATTTTGATGTTTCCGACAGTGACGTTCGCGCACCAGGTACCGAAGCATCGATCGAGGGGTATTCACTCATTAAACACACATACGGACCTCTTGAAGATCATGCACGAAAAATCAAAGTTCCAATCGAGCAACAGAGAAACCAAATGGCACCACTTGATGCTTTACAGGATGCAACACGAAAACTTACTCGTCGAGCAAAAATGTATAAAGAGGTTGATTTGTTCAATCAAATCTCAAACACCAGTGTCATCACACAGAATTCAACACCAACGTTCAAATGGGATGATTTCGACAATTCCGATATTGCAAGTGATTTCTCAGCTGCATTTGACACAATCATGGCCGGAATTCAAAAAGATCGTTCCGAACTGTCAGTCGTTCTTTCTTATCCAACATGGACAAAGATGCGACATCATCCACAAATCATGGAGTTTTTCAAATACGGAAACAACGGTGCGCCTATCATCACCGCCGATATGTTCCGAGAATTCCTTGGAGTCAAAGAAGTTTTGTTTGCTAACACTGTTAAAAACACAACGTATGAAGGTGTTACACCTGTCACGAACAGTTATGTATTCGGCAAAAACGCTTGGGTTATTTATCGAGATTCTTCACCAAGTCTTTACACTGTTTCCGGTCTTTACACATTGAATTTGCCAGGTATAAATCAAGGCGGTTCAGCAGCACCACTTGCAGGTGTTGAAGGTGGCGGACCTTGGACAATTTATCACTATTGGAGTCAGAAACAGAAATCCGACTACGTTGAAATTTCGTACTACTACCAACAGTTTGTCATGGCACCACAGGCGATTTACTACTTCCAAAACGCCGTTTCCTAACTATGAATAGTACGCAAGTTCACAATCGCGATGTCAGTTATCTGGCAAGAGAATTCGTCCCAGCCGGTGCAAATACGGTTTATGCGAGGCGTAATTCATTCGCTGCACCTGCAACCGCCGCTGCAAACAAAATCATAGCTGGTCGAACTGAAACCGCTTTATTTCTTGCTCAAGTTTATAGTTTCACCGTTACTTCTGCTAATGCAACCGCCGGTGCAATTTACACCGATGCAAATGGTAATCAATGGACAGTCGTTGCGACAATTGCCGGTGCGACAACATTGGTTTTGACTTCTGCATCCGGAACACCGCCAGCAAGCGGCACATTAACAAAATTAAGTGGAACCGGTGACGCAACGATCACGTTTTCAACTCCTGGATCAAATTTACTTACACAACCCGACGTTGCAAGAGTTTTCAGTATTACCGGAACTGGAAGCGATCACGATGCGACCGGAAACGTTGTCTTGACAATCTTGGACGTTCGTGGCAATATTGTCACCGATACCATTGCGTTAAACAGCAACACGACAGTAAACGGCGTCAAAGCTGGTTTGAAAATTATTTCAATTGATTTGACTGGTGTTTCTGCATTGGACGCAAACGCAGGAGTTGAAGTCGGTACAACACAAATTCTTGGACTTGATCGACTTTGTGATTCTGACGGTGTTGTGAAAGCAACCGTCAATGGTGCTGCCGATTCAGCACTTCCAACAGTTACATTTGATGCGGCCAACATTTCAGGTAATACCGTTTCACCGGCAACCGCGCCAAATGCGTCACGCAATTTTATTTTCACATTCTTCACGAATGAAGTGAGAACAGGTAAGTAATTATGAAAGTTCAAGCAATCACAAATCTTATTTATAAAGGCACACATTATTTCAAAAATGCGATTCTCGAAATCGAAGATCGTCATTTCGCGCATTTGCAAAATCAAAACATGGTGACACAAAACATTGAAACACCGGCGAAAGAAGAACCAAAGACCGACGTGTCAACTCCAAAAGATCAGGTGTCAAGTAAAGACGAAGAAAAGGACGAACCAAAAGATCAATTGGACGATGAGGAATCCGATGAGGACGATGAAAATGATCCAGGCGAACCATCACAACCGCAAGCGCCGATAAACGGATAATTGACAAACTTCTCTTTAACCTCTACGATTTAAGTTATGGCACATCGAATCAGAAAAGTTCAACTCACAATTCTTTGCAACACAACGAATAACACCGTTCCGGCAGTTGCACCAACCGCAAAGTTTAATGGTATTTTTCGCGGTATCAAGATCAAAACACCGGCCGTGATTGATAATTCCGGAACACTTGCCGTTACGGTCAAAGATGCAGACGGTGACACGCTTTATACAAAATCCGCAATTGCACAAAATACCACAAACACCGAATTTCAAGATTCAAACCACATTCAACATTCCGAACCACTCACAGGCACATATACAATCAATCCATTATTTTCAGCAACTCAAGCCGAAGTGCAAACCGTTATTGTAACGATTTTCTATGAAGCGTTTATTGACACGCCGTAATCACTACGGTAAGCTAATTTTATGGAACCAAAATTCAACGTTGACCAATTAGTAAAATTCAAAGAAGATCACGACCGGATGACCGGAAAAGTTTTGTCGTATTCGTGGGATTCTGAAAACGGTTACACATACAAAGTTTCTTCCCGTTATTACGATGTAAACGAACATGGCATGATTGACGGAATCATCACTTGTCGTGAGGATGAACTTGTCGATATGACAGGTTATACCGGTTCAAGAACTCCAATAAAACCCGATGTGAACGTTGATTTGAAAGAAAAAGCAGAACCGGCAACGCCTGAAGTACCGGCAGAACCAGCAAAAGCATGAATAAAGCAATTCACGAAAAAACAAAAGTCAAAGGTATCGTTTATCGACGAGCGTTCAATACGCCGTATCTCAAACACTTATTGGAACTTCACACTGGCGTGAATTTTGACGATGCGTACAAGATCACCGCCAATAACAAAAAAACGATTGATTTTAATGCCCTCACACTTATGGCACTTGATGTCATCAAGTCACAAGAACTTGATAAATACCTTGATATGGCAGCTAAACCGCAATTTGCCGACAATTTCGTTTGGAAACTTATTTATAAACTCACGAAAAAAGATATTATTCTCCCTGGAATCACCGGTCATTGGACGACAAGACCTGTTAAATCGAATTTGGTGACCAATGTTGGTCACGCTGGTTATGCCGGTCAAGTTGGCGGCGTTACATCAACCGCATTTACTGCAATCGCTTATGGAACCGGTGCAACTGCCGCTGCCGTAACCGACACCGCATTGCAAACAGAAGTGTCAAGAGGTGCTGCAACCGTTTCACGCGTTACAACATCGGTGACAAATGATACATCACAATGGGTGAAAACATTTACAGCCGGTGGAACGCAAGCGATCACCGAAGAAGGAATACTCGACAACAATTCAACCGGTGGGAATTTGCTTGCTCACAACGTTTTTTCAGCCGTAAACATGGTCAACGGTGACACGCTCCAATTTACGCATCAGATCCAAAGTTAGTTTGCTATGATTAAAACATGGCAGCGGTAACAAGTCGAATCTCAACAGCTTCAACTACAAATGCGGCAACGTATGCTTCTGGTTCATTTACTCCTGCAGCTAGTGAATTACTTGTCGTTTTTGTTGTATGTACCGGTGATAGTGCAGGTGTAGGCACATTATCTGATTCACAAGGTCTTAATTGGACAAGGGTAACAGTAGCAAATAAAAATTCTTCCGCAGACAAACTTTATTGTTTTGTTGCAAATAAGAAAGCTGCAAATTCTTCAATGACGGTAACATTTGCAACGAATAACGGAAGTGCATCCGGTGCGGTTATTCAAGCATTGGGCGTTTCATCAATGAATCGAGTTGGACTGGGCGCAGTTCGACAATCAAGTATTGCAAATAATGTAGCAGCTGGAACTCCTGCAGCGACTTTTGGAGCAGCTGCGCTTACCGGAAATCCTGTATTTAGCTTTGTTGCGAATCAAACAAGTCCGGCTTTAACAACAGGTCATCCACCAACCTCTTTTACACAAGGGACAGACACCGGTTATTCGACCCCGACTACTGGTGCTATTGCTGCATGGATCGCGTCAGGCTTTACGGGAACCACTGTAACATGGGGAACATCGAGTGCGACTTCTTATGGCTCAATTGTTTTAGAACTTGATACAACCTCGCCGGCTGCCATGTCTACCCTCACCGATGCTTTTGGGGGAGTAGTTCTTGATACGACAAAATGGATTGATGCTTCATTTGGAGGAAGTCAGGTTGAAGCATTGGGTTATTTATCTCTTGCGCCTGGAACATTAAATGCTGGTTCCGGCGGCGAAGTAGATGCTAACGCATATTATTCTTTGATAGGAAGCTATGCTCTTGTTAAGATTACTCAAATACCTGTTCAAAACGCAGAATATAGTTTGATTCTTTCTTTGGGAACTGATGGCAATAATTTGATTCGTATTACTGGTTATGCCGTTGATGGACATTTTGAAGCGGTAAAGGTCGTTAATGGAAGTTATACACAACTTGCAACAGGTACCTTTAATATTTCAACAACAAATTGGTGGAGAATTCGAGAAGCTAGCGGAACCGTATTTTGGGAATACAGCGCAGATGGCAGTAGTTGGTCAACATTATTTTCTGTAGCTGCCCCAATAGATGTATCAACACTTATTCCAACGCTGCAATGTTATGACGGTTCTTCCGATAGCGCGCCTGGGTCAGTTCGTTTTGTTAACTTCAATATTGTTGGTGGAACAAACTACACCAAGAGTTTGAATGATTCTGTTACTTTGACGGAAACATTGAAACGATCTACGAGCAAAACGCTTGTCGCGTCAATTACTCTTACTGAAACATTGAAACGTGCAACTTCAAAAAAGATTAGTACGTCAATTTCTCTTGTTGAAACGCTCAAACGTGCGACTGCGAAAACGATTAACACATCAATCAGTCTTACCGAAATACTCAAAAAACAAACCAACAAAACACTTGTTATGTCAATTACGTTGACACAAATTCTATTCAAACGCGCAACTGGTAAAACACTTGCGACATCGGTGACGCTTATTGAAACGCTTAGTCGTCACGATGTTTTTGCTCGAATAATTGTTGATTCAGTAACACTTGTTGAAACCTTGCAGAAAAAAACAAGTAAATTGTTGGCGACATCCGTGTCGTTAAGTGAAACATTGTCGCGTATTCAAGGAAAATTGTTCACAACTTCTGTCACGCTTACGGAAACCTTATTGCGCGCGTCAGCAAAAAGGTTGACAACTTCGGTGTCATTAACCGAAACGCTCAAACGTGCGACAACTCGTTTGCTGGTGACATCAGTGTCACTCACAGATAGTTTGAAGCGTTCTGACAGTAAAACTTTGTCAATGTCAGTGACGTTGACAGACAAATTGATACGAAATACCGGCAAAACATTTGTTGCATCGATCAATTTGGTAGACAAACTTATAAAGAATCCGGCCAAAATGTTCAAAGATTCGTTCACATTGATCGAATTCCTGTTAAAACGTAGTGCGTTTTATCGAACAATTGTCGAAACTATCAGTTTATCAGACAGACTTGCGCGATCGGTGACAAAACAGTTCATCACTTCTGTCACACTTTCGGAAGTTTTGCAAAAAAACATTCGAAAGTTATTGACCGATCATGTAACACTTGGCGAACTTCTCAATCAAGTGGCACAACTTGCACGCAAATATGCAAAATCAATGACTGGTTATTTGTTCGCAAAGTCCAACGATGAAACGTTTATCGAAGCACCGGAAACGACAACGCTTGAAACGAAACGAACTGCCACACCAATCACTTTCAAAAAAAGTAATACACCTTTACGAATGAAACGCGATCATGTAGAGTAAAACTATGGCCACAATAAAACAGACATTCAACGTTCCAGGGTTTTTGTCAAATAACATTGTCACTGATTTGGATGTCGCCGCAAATGCCGCACTTGGCCAAAATCAAATCACATTTATAAGCGTTGAAGGTTTATCAAATAACGATTATCTTGTTATTTCTCGAAACATGGAAGTTGCCGAAATCCTTAAAGTGCAAAGCATTTCCGGTCAAACCGTTACGTTTACCACTAATTTAGTTCAAAATCACAATGAACACGAACACGCCGATAAAATCAACGGCGATCAAATCCAGGTATGGCGCGCACCAAATGTTGACGGTACTATTCCGGATGATTCCACATTCGTCGTTTTGGGTTCGGCCGTTTCTATTCAACCCGATCAACCATATACGCAAGTGACCGATGCCGCCGGCGGCGATGCGTGGTGGTATAAATTCACCTATCACAATTCAACAAGTGGTGCCGATACCGATTTGTCAGAAGCCGAAGCCGTGCGCGGTGGCGGTTATGGCGATTTGTGTTCGATTCAAGACATTATCGATGAAGCCGGTTTGAAAGATGTCAAAACCGATCCGTCACTTCTTGCCGGTTATCGCGCGGAATCGCAATACGAAGTCAATGGTGGTTTGGCAAGTGCCGGTTATTTGATTCCATTACAAACACAAAATGGTGCATTGTTTATCCCGCCAAATGTCACCGGTATCACAAAACGACTTGCTGCAGGTTTTGCATTGACGAAGAATTACGGAACGGTCAAACCAGGATCGGCAAAAGACGGTGCAGCGAAACGCGATGAAGCACGACAAGCCGTTGCGATGATTCAATTGAACGATGTGCTTTTGCTTGATACCAATGGCACTCAACTTGCAAAAGCTGCACTTGTTGCCGGTTATCCCGATGACACAACGGCTTGCGAAGATGAAGATATAATGATGACAATGGGAAAACGTTTCTAAAATGATAAACGTCAATATCTCCGTTACTGGTTTGGATGAATCCTTAACCATGATTAACAACCTCAAAGCTGCCGTTGCCGATGTTTCAATGGAAATGCAGGACATTGGCGATTACTTGATGCAGTTTTATTCCGGTGACGTGTACGATTCCGAAGGTGGTGCATTTGGACATCAATGGCAACCACTCAGCGAAGCGTATGCGGTCGAAAAAGCGAAACGGTGGGGATCAAATACCATTCTTGTTGCAAGCGGTCAAATGCGAAATAGTTATTCGCTGCAAACATCCAGTCAAAGTATGACGATCAGTAATTCCGCACCATATTTTGAATATCACCAGGACGGAACAGGTCGGATGCCGCAACGTATTTTGTTCGATGTCGACCAAGACCGGCTTGATTATATTACCAATACAATATTAAATGGAATTATAGGAAAGTTAGGGTTTTAGTCCTTAAACTTCTTAAACTATGGCACAAGAACCCGAATACGCTGAAACAACAATCGACAAACTCATACGAATTCTCAAAGATTGGGATAATCCGCACTTCTTCAAAAAATGGATTTACGGCGACGATTCCGATTTACTTGCGGCATTGGACGAATTGCCGTGCATTGTTATTTCGCTTAGCGGAACGGACGTTCAACAAGGACCAACCGGACGTGATGAACTTGTCGAAACGGTGCGAATCAATTTGATTTTGAATCGAACGCAATACATGGACACCTATGACGAAAACACCGTGGGTTGGCGCAAAAAACTTGAACTTATGGTGCAAGGGCAAAATCCGACCGGCAATCAATACGATCCCACTACGATACTTGGAACGATCCGGACAAACTTCACGCTTAATAATTCGATCACAAATCAAATCATCAAAGTTCGTTATGGTGAGGTACCAAAAAAAGACACTGAAGAACGAACAGGTGAAGCATGGATCACGCTTACAATTACACGTTTCGTTGAGACTCCAAACAAAACATAAACATTATTTCCTTTTTGACCGTATTGACAGGGTTTCCGTTTTCCTTTATTGTTAAGAATTGAAAGGAGGTAACATCCATGACAAAAAAAGATTTGATTGATTTGGTCGCAAAAAGAACTCGTCTAACACGCGTTGACGCATCCGATGCAGTCAAGGCGACCATAAAAATCATTACCGAAACATTAAAACATGAAGAAAAAGTTGTCATCACCGGATTTGGAACGTTTCGAGTAAATCATCGGGCGCAACGTCGCGGTCGCAATCCGAAAACTGGCGAAACGATAATGCTCGCAGCGCACAAATCGGTGCATTTCATCCAGGGAAAATCGCTCAAAAACGTCATTCGTTAATTTAGCACTTGATTTTTTTCAACTTTTTACTCTACACTAAGAATTGGAGAGTTTACTGCCGAGACTGTTGCTTGCAACGATGCTAGTTACCCTGGTAGGCGAGGGGGGAAATCGGTGAGGTATTCCGGAATCATTCGTCCTACCTCTCCAACCTGAAAATATGCCAACATATAAAAATCTGTCCACGCAAAAACTTGTTATTCCTGGTGTTGGAGAAGTAGAACCAGGCGAAACAATTGAATCAAAGGACGAATTACGCAATTATAATCTCGAAGAAGTTTCAACAAATGCAGCACCACAACAGCCGGCAACACCTGCCCAGCCGACTCAACCAAAACCCGCAACACCACAACCGACACCAAAAATAGGAGGTAATCAATAATGTCAGCTATCGAAAGACTCGGAAATCTCGGTTATTGTGCCGTTGGAAAAGAATCAACACCAGGAACGCCGGTTACACCTGGAAATTTTCTGCAAATTTATAAATCCACACTCAACACCGATTTGAAACTTGATGAAGATAATCCGATCGCCGGTGTCCGATCAATGCCATACAATCAATTTATGGGTATGCGCGAACATACCGGACAAATCACCGCGCTTGCAGAACCGAACACATTGGAATATTTACTCGATATGATAATGGCGGCCGGAAACATCACCGGTGGTGGCGATCCATACACACATCCATTCACCGAAGGACTTTCAAATTCTTACACTATGGATATTTTGAAAGGTCAAATTGTCGAACGATATTGGGGAGTTGAAGCGGAAAGTCTTGAATCATCGTTTAATAAAAATAAGATGCAAGTAGCAATGGATATTTCCGCACGCGGATCGTTCACCGTTCGTAAAATTGCAACAATCTCAACGGTTACATTAACCCTTGATACGAGTTATGATCCTGCACCAAACAAAGGTCTCGTCGTAGGAGATTTGGTCAGGGTTATGAAAGCTGATGGCTCAACAACGCTTGATACAGTAATTGCAACCAGTGGTGTTAATGCTGACGGAATAACAATTGTTCTTGGTGCATCGGCTGCCGCTTATTCTGCCGGTGATTTCATTTTTCTTCGCGCACAAACGCCGTCATTTTCCATATTGCCACCGTTCTTGTGGGCTCGCACACAATTTCAATTTGGATCAAGTGCATCCGCTGCATTGTCTGCCACGCAATTGCAACTCGAAACCGGTTCAAAGTGGAAAATCTCTCATAAGTTTGAAAAGAAACAAGGTTCGGATCGTTCCGGTTCATTTGATCCATCATCACTGGTCAGACTGCAAACCGAAGCAGAGTTGACACTTAAAGCATTTTACGATCAACCGACACGACTTGAACAATATCTCGAAGTTGCTTCAACAAATGCGCTTGTCATCCGTCATTTTTCCGGATCAAATCACGAACTTCGATTGACGTTTAATCAATTGCGTTACAAACTTGATAAACGCGACATTGAATCTGCAAAGATCATTTACGAAGAATTGACGGGACGACCAAATTATTCGACCAGTGACGGCCAGATGATGGACGTTAAGGTTATAAACGCATTGTCTGCATAAGCAAAACTTGACTTCGCTGAACCATTATGGTATAATATCTTTACGTTTTTCTTATGAGAATATTTTGCTATTTTGGATTACATAGATTGATTTATTTTTATAAAGATTGGAAAACAATGATTGTTAATTGTTCCAGAAAAAATTGCAAATTTGAAAAAGAAGAATGGTTTATTGGAAAGAAAATTTTATGAAAATTGAAACTATTGTTTTATTTATATTAAAAAGACTAAAAGTGCTTATTATTGGTGGTGCGTTCGGAATTGGCATGATCGTTTTTGGTATCATGTTTCTCTTTATTCCTTTTATTGGTTGGGTAATCGGCGGTTCTATGATAATCATGGGACTAATGATGCCTCTTGTTGCCGTCACTGTTGGTGATGCAACAACCGGTGTTTGTCCAAGATGTAGCAACCGGATTGTTTTCAAACCATTGGAAAAGGGAACAACGTGTTCATTGTGTCATTATCGAGTAATTCTTACCAAAACAGGGCTTGAACTCGCTTAAAACTACTCTTTGACAAATTCTCACAAACTCTACATAATAAGGTTATGTCAGTCGTCATCGGCAAAGAAGTAACCAAAAAAGTCGATTTAGCAACCGCCGGCGCGTGGGTGCTTCTTTTGACAAATCCACCAAAAGACGCATTTGTTGCAAATCCTCAAGACACCGGTGACACAAGTGATTCAAATCTTTTCTTAAAAATAATTAAAGATTGGAATTTCGTTGAAGATGACGGTGTGACAAAAGCCGCGATCACAAAAGAAAATATCGATAAAGCGCTCAGTCGTTTTGACATTATGAGAATCAGCGAATCTTTGGGATTAACCGAAGTATTCCTGTCTGCCGGAAAAAAAAACAGTTAGCAAAACATCTTCTTACTAATGGGTCAATTCCCGCACCTTACGAATATCTCCGTTTGAAATACCGTGAAAAATTTGGTATTACTCCAAAACAATTTGACGAAGAAGTCGGAACGGTTGATTTTATCAACGATCACGTCATGTGGAAAATTGAGGCCGACATTGAAAAGGATAAACAAGAGCGTGGCAAAACAGAGCAAGATAATCTAAACTAATTGTATGGAACCGAATACAACAGTTAATGTCAATATTAACGTTACGTCTAACACTCAAGGCGCGGATCAGGCAACAAGTTCATTATCAAGTTTTTCAACTCAACTCAATCAAATGAGCGCAATTGTTGGCGGCATCGGACTTGCCGGTCTTTTTGATAATGTCGGCAACGCGATCGAAAACGGAATCAGTCAGGTTTCACAATTTCAAACTTCAACAACCGCCGTTGGAACGATTCTTGATAATGTCGGGAACACCGCAACAACGATGTCGGATAACATGGCGGCTGGTGCGTCCAAAGTCGCAAACGCGCTTCAGGAAGAACAAAATGCCACCATTTCTTATAACGAAAAGGTCGCTTCACTTCAAGAGAAAATTGCAACCGTCATGCAAGGCGATAACGTCATCGATGCTCAACAAAGCATGTACGATCAACTCAATACACTTGCAGAAGATCACGCTGAAAAAGTCGAAGCGCTCGAACAGCAAATTCAAGATGTGCAAACAAACGAAGCAAATTCTTTGCAGGATATGAAAGACGGTCAGGATGTTAAAATGCAGGATTTGGCAGAAAAACACGCGCAAGAAATGGCAAATGCGACAAGTGATATTCAACGTTTAGCACTTGAGAAAAAATACAATGACGAAGTGCAGTACGACACCGATGCGTTTAATCGGCAATATGCACTAAAGAAATCGCAAGACGATCGGAACACCGCACAAAAAATCGAAAGTATCAACGATCAAATCGCAAAAGAAGATGACGCGTATGCCGAACAGTACGCAAAAGAACAAGCAGCTGATGAAAAACGAATCTCAGACCTTGAAGCCACAAACGCGAAAGAACTGGCCGACTACAAACAACAACTCGGCGATGAAGAACGTGCCTATGAAGAACACATGGCAAAATTACAAGATACCGCCAGTGGAAGTAGTGGAAGCGCTAGCAATCCGATGACGATGTTGCCAACTGATAGTCAATGGTTATCGCAAAAACAATCGTTGCAAAGTTGGATGGATCAAGTCAATAAAATGGCACAAGTTTCGCCATATAATTATTTTGACATCGTGAACTATGGCCGGTTAGTTGAAGCACAAGGATATAACTTTTTGAAACTTGAACCAATTATCGAAAACATCGGTGCTGCATCGGGTAAGTCGTTTGGTACTACAACACAAGCTCTTATGGACGGAATCAATGGTCGTATTCAAATGATGTCAATGGAACTTGGTTTGAGTAAAGAAAAACTTGAAGAATTCGGTGCTGAATATACCAAGGGAATCGCCGGTCATTTGACCGATCAAGAATCATTTTTTAATGCGATCCAAAAGATTTCAAATGGTCCGGATGCCGGTGCAGCAAACGCGCAATTGCATACACTCGCCGGTGCATACAGTAATGTCCAGGACGCAATTTTTAGAACTACCGCGTCGTTGCTTGGATTCGATGCAACAAGTGGTAAAACTTCAGGTGCATTTCAAGGTTTATCGAAACTGATGCTCGACTTTTCAAATTATTTGATGAGTCATCAAACACAAATTAGTAATTTTTTCAAACAATTCGACAAAAATATTACAACCGTTTTAACAGACCTCGAAACTCTTGTAGGATATATTACAAGTCACAATGGTGTATTAACCGGACTCGCTGCACTTGTGGGTGGTGTTTTGGCAGGTGCTTTTTATCTTTGGGCTGCAGGAATTTGGGCTGCAACCGTTGCTTTTCTCGCTTCACCTCTTGGGTGGCTTGTTATTGCAATAGGACTTGTAACCGCTGCCGTAATATTTGCTATCTTAAATTGGACTACATTCAAAGCAATAGTTATCACCGTTGCAGATCAAATCAAAACGTCCGCAATCGATATGGCAAACGACGTTATAAATTTTGTCAACAAAGTGATCGATGCGATCAACACGCTTTTAGGAAATAAAATATTTAGAGCTGCCATATCGATTCTTTTACCAGGAACCAATATTCTTCCGGATCAAATCGGTCATGTGGGAACTATTGCCGGTGGCAGTACTCCCGCCACAATGCTTCAAACCAATGGTGCAGCTGGACTTGCACTTTCAAATGCCATGGCCAATGCAAATGGTGGAGTAACGATCAATAACAATATTGCAAACGTAAATAATAACACCGATTCAAATAACCTTGCAAAAATGATGGGGTTGCAAGTCAACCTTGCGTTACATTAACTATGCGAAATTTATTTATTAACGGTTTACAAATACACTCAAATGTTCAGGATTTGGGTTTTGTTATGTATAACAATTACACCGGTTTTGACAATCCAATCGGTCGCACGCCGTCGTATGATAAACCTGGCGAACACGGCGAAGTTGTTTCAAATTGGCTTTGGGGTCCAAGACCGATGACGATTCCTGGTCGCGTCAGTGGTCAAACGATCGGCGAATATAACCTCAATAAACGATCGATCCAAAACGCAATGCGGATCATCAAAGACGCAAACGGCATTTCGCAACCAATTCTCATGGCATTTGAAACCGATGACGGTTTGCAGTTACAGGCAAATATTTTCGGTCAAGATCAACTGCAACCGGTGCAAATAATGGAAAAGTCACCGAATCATGCCGATTTTATCTTGTCCATCATGGCACCGGATTATCGTTTCTATTCGCAATCAGTGATAAATGACACAATCAATTTGCCGGTTGGCGGCGGTGTGGTTTTGCCGATCATTATTCCGGTCACGTTTGGTGCTGCAACCGGCGGTCAAGAAACAATCACGAATTCAGGTGATGAAAACTCACCATTTGTTTTGACATTTTATGGACCTCTCACGAATCCGTTTATTACGAATTTGACGACCGGCGAATCGTTTGCGACAAATATTGCACTTGGTGACGGTGACAAATTAGAAATTGATATGGCAGAAAAAACAATGGTATTGAATGATTCGTCAAACGCGTTGAGCTCTTTTGTATTGACAAATTTGTGGATGGAGTTGATACCTGGCGACAACATGATAAAACTTGGGTCGGGTTTATCAAGCGATGTTGGATATGCAAATATTAACTTCAGAAATGCGTATCTTGGAATATAATGAACAACCACAAAGTAATCGCACTGGATAATTTTAATCGTGCAAACGCCGCAAATCTTGGCGCAAATTGGTCGGTTGGACTTTCCGGCAACATTCCCGAAATTCTTTCAAATCAAGTGGCAAACCGTGTTGCGAACGCGAACAACGATGCGTTTTGGAATACGCAATTATTTGACAACAATCAATATGCACAAGCGCTTTTGGTGCAACGAAACACGGGAGTTGATGATTTCTCAGGCGTTGCCGTTCGCATGAATGGATCGGATTATGTTGCATTTCGCTTGCGTCAATCTTCCGGACAAATTGAAATCGCCTGGTACAATGGCGGCGCATTTACGATTCTCACAACGGATAGCGGATCCACCGGTGATCCGGCCGGAAAGTTGATGACGCTTGAAGTTATCGGTACGACCTATTATGCCTACTTGAATGGTGTTTTAGTATTGCAAGTGACAGATTCCAGGCCACCGGCAAGTGGCAGTCCTGGCATGATTTTATGGGGAACAACTGCCGGTCAAAGTCTTTGGGATAATTTTGAAGCTGGTATTATTCCGTCACCAACAGGTTTGGGTGTTGTTCGTGGTATCAAATACTTTTCCATTGACGTGATGAAAGAAACGAAAGACACGGTAAATGACCAACCACCCGACTCTGACATTGAAAACCTCACCAACGCGATCTCACAGGGTTTACGACCCACTCACATTGCGGTGTCGATGCCACTTGATAAACAAAACGACATGCTTAATAATGGCAACTTTCCAACACCGCGAACAATTGATGCTAATTTCAAAATGTGGTTTGACACAATTCACAATGCCGGATGCAAAGTAATGTATCGCGGAACGTTTTGTAATATGGAAAATATTTATAATTTTCCGTATCTTCCGAGTGCTGATCCTGGCTTTATTCCACAAGGCAGCGCAGCGAGCGCAGCAACAGATGGCGAAACAACGTGGCTTGGGAAAATGTACCAGGCAATCTTGCGGATCGGCAGCAATTTCAAACCAGGTGATATTTTTGCACCGTTTCCGGAACAAACAAGTTATGTGTTTGGTAGTCCGGCAAATTCTTTCTTATCAACCACGCCGTCAATACAAAGTAATTACACGACGTTTTTTCAAGATGTCAAAACCGTTGCGGACGCTGCATTTGCAAAACTTAATATTTCAGGCGTTGTGACCGGTTTTTCATCGAATAATTATTCTGAAATTCGATCCGGATATTTACAACAAGGGGTGTTCGATACTGGCCAAATCGTGTCATTGGATTATTACGGCGATTATAACAGTGACGGTGTGCAACCATATCAGTATTACGTTGATATTCAAGCGGTGACACAATCGAAAGGTTATCCGGCATTTTGGCAAGAGTGGGGAGATTTACAAACAGACAATGAAGATTATCAAACACGACTCGATTATTTCGATGCCGTGTGTGCTCAAATCGCGCAAATGGTCAATGACGGATTCTTGATCGGTTTCAATTATTGGGGTGGTTGGGCTGGACAAAATACGAGTATTCTGGATCAAAACGCTGACGGAACGTATGTCTTAAATGGTCAAGGTGTTATTTTGGCGAAATACTTTAATCCGTCACCGCAAGCGGTTAAAAACTTTGTCAGTGGTGTTGGTCATTCACAACGATCTCGTTGGGAAATACAAGCGTGGATCAATGGTCAATTGTTCGCCGATTTGACCGGCATTGCACAAGACCGGCATTTTCTTTTGACACGCAACGATTCTGACCAAATTGATTTTTCAATGAATCTTGACGCGCTCGAAGCGTATGCCACAAAGTTGAAAATAAACTCACAAGATATTTTGCAAAAGGGAATTACTGAAATAAGATTTCTCAGAAATGGCGTTGTGATGTCGGCTGGTTACATTACGTATTGGGATGTCGAACTTGCAGCTGATCGAAAAATCACCGTGCAATGTCGCGGTTGGCTCGAACTTTTGAAGTATCGATTTTCAAATAATCAGTGGTCAAATATGACAGCGCTGCAGATTTTTCAAGCGGAAGTGAACGCATCGCAAGCGTTGACGTTTGGCAACCTGGGTTTTGTTTTTGGGTTGTTGCCGGCATCGGACGCAACGAATTTGTTTGGTGTCAAAACATATCAGGACAAACCGCTTTATGATTTGGTAACTGATTTTACAAAAGAAGATAACGGTTTCGATTTTGAAATAACGTGGGATAAGAAAATCAATATTTACTATCCGGTTATGGGAACAATTCGCCAGGACATTGTATTTTCTTATCCAGGCAATATCAAAGACCTCAAGATTTCAAACGATGTGACAAAGTGGGGGAATCAGTTTATTTCTCGCGGATCACAAGGACTCGATGATGTAATCGCAAACGATTCACCAAGTCAACAAAAATACGGTTTGATGCAAGCGATCGCGCATTTTTCTGATGTCGATAATCAACAACAATTAGATGACCTTACGCAAACCGAACTTGACGAATTCAAAGACGGTGTTATTTTGCATGACGTACAAATGGACGGTTCGATCAGTCCGCAAACCGGATCATACAGACTTGGCGACCAAGTGCGAAACAGTGTCACGAATTTATTGAAATTGTATGCCGGCGTGAATAATTTTTTCAGAATTGATAAGATTGATGTGAAAATTGGTAAGGATGATGATGAAACGGTCGAAGTGTCGACCAATTCACCAACTTAATATGGCACGAAATCCAACAAGTGAAAAAATGGGGAATCGATTAGTCAATCAACTTAATTTGTTGAGTCGACAAATGCGTGAATTACAAGCCAAATTTGCATTACCATATTTGATTTTTCCTTATCGAACAAGCGATCCACCGGTGACGAAACTTGGTCAAGCCGGTTTGTATTACAATTCAAATACGGCGAAATGGCGAAAGTCTGTAAATGGTGGCGCATGGGCAGATACAACAATATAGTTGCAAGGTGGAGTTTCAATGCTCTACACTAAAATAAGATATGAGTGATTTTTTAGCAGTCCGTGACGGTGGTAAATCAAGCGAAGAAGCGTTTATGCGTTTTTGGCGCAAGGTTTCGTCAAACGGTCAAGGGCCACTTTTGTCAACCGATTATGCAGTCGGCGTGCATACACCGAACAATAATTCTGTTGATGTTGCGGTCGGTGATATTGCGATCGAATATCAAAATTATGTGTATCACGCATGGTCGGATGCAATTCACACTATCACGATCAATGCAAATTCCGCTGGTAATCCGCGCATCGATTCGATTGTTGCTTATATCGATTTGACCGTTGTTTCTTCTTCTTCAAATAATAACCCTGGTGCCATTAAGTTTATCGCGGTGCAAGGAATTCCGGCCGGTTCCCCAACCGCGCCAAACGGCACAACCGTTCAAGCAGCAGTCGGTGCGGGCAATCCGTATTATGTATTAGGGAACGTCAACGTTCCCAATGGCTTTACGTCAGGTTCGCAAATCACCAATTCCGGAACAACGATCATTGTCGATCAACGATCGCAATTTTTAGTTGGTACGCCTTCCGCATTTGGTTTTGTCGTTGGTGGAATATTTTTAATCGCAAATGATGTCGGGTGGAATCCACCAGTACCGACAACAAGAACGTTCACGAAAATGTCAGCACACGTCAAAGGTGCGCCAACCGGATCGATCGCAACATTTCAAATTTATAACATCACGCAATCGCAAGCCGTTGGATCCATCACCGTTGCAGCATCGGCAACGGATGCGGACACAACAAGTCTTACAAACCCTTCCGTTAATGCAGGTGACAGACTCAGAATTGACACGACCGCCATTGGGTCGACATATCCTGGCAATGATGCTTCTGTTGACTTGTTCTAATGTATGTTGACTCAAATTCTTACACCAAACATTCTCGCATCGGGATCACTCGGCGGTAGCAATTCCAGCGCGACAACCGCTTCGTTTACTGTTCAACCAGGACAACTCATCGATCTCACAATTTTCAATAAAGGACCAAATACCACATCGGCAAATCTTCCAACACTTTCGGGTATTTCTGTTACATGGGTGCAGAAAACAACATTTCAATCATCGTTTTCATCCGGTGAATGGCGCATCACGAAATGGGTTGGCGTTGTGACTTCGGTGCAATCCGGAACACTTGGAATTGCTTTCGCTGGTCAAAATCAACAAGCGATCGCCTGGGTAGTCGCGCAATTCCCAAACAATGTTCAAGTTGATTTTGTTAATCCGCAAAATGCAATTATTCAAACACCGACATCACAAAACAATGGAACGGCGACATCGCAATCGCTTTCTTATAGCGCGTTTGCAAATATCAACAATGCGACATATAACGTGTATGCCAATGACGGTCAGGCTGGATTTAGCAGCGTTCAAGGAAGCGATACCGTATTGGTCAACATCAATCAGGGATATTGTAATTTTCTTGTCACGTTTAATCCGGCAAATGAAACCGGTCCAAGTGGTGTGATGACAGGGAACAACTCAACTGGTAAAGTAGCAATGGGTGCCGAAGTTGCGTTCAAAGCGAATTTCGGCGGTTACGTTTTATGATTAGCGCACTTTTATCATTATTGTCACACTCAAATCAAGACGCGCTTGCGATCATTGCGGTGCTTTGCATTGGCGGTTTTGTCGCCGTTGGCCAAATGCTTTTGAAAGAAAAGGACAAAGAGATCGAAATTGAGCGTGATTTGGTCGACAAAGTAACACTTGGTTTGAAGTACAATAACGATACACAACAAGCAATTCTTATTTATTTGAAACGCGATGACCAAAAATGATGCTAAAAAAATCGAGAAATTACTTCAAAAAGCTAAAAAAACCAGTCGAGAAATCCGTCAAGTGATTGACAAGAAGAAACGAAAAGAGAAATAATGTAGTAGAGTATGGCAGACGTTCAAGTCCTCAATCAACAAGATCCAAAATGGGCAGACATCCCCGTCGGTAACGATTCAACACTTCTTATGTGGGCGATCGGTTGTTTTGTGACCATGATTGCACAAGCGATCGGCACAACTCCGGACATTGTCAATTCACTTCTCAAAGGCGTTGACGGTTTTGCCGATAATGGGTCCGGCATGAAAACGCTTGTCATTTGGTCAAAACTTGCACAAGCATTTCCTGGTATCACGGCCGTTTTCAAAACTCCATACAATAATGATGATGTGCTTGCACAAATTGCCTTGGGAAATAAAGTATTGTGCGAGGTATCAGCTGCACCGATCGGCGGCACCGGAATTCATTGCGTTATGTATATTGGCAATCATCAATTATATGACCCATGGACGGGTACTATTCGGCCGACAAGTGATTTCGGCACGCCTACCGCATACGTTGTTATTTCAGGCACATGGAATCAACCGGCAAGCACCGTTCCGGACAATGCCGGCGCGGATATGTATACTTTGCCGTCGGGTAAACAAGTCGACTTGGCTAATCGCGATAGCAATATTGTTTGTGCGAAAGTGTTTGATGAAGTCATCAACCAAAATCTTTACACCAAAACTGAATTTTTCGATCAATTCGTCAACGGTGTTTGTGACCAATTAGGCATAACACCAACCACAAATCTTTCAACGGTGCAACAAGCATATAAGGACAGACTCAATGCTGCAAAAGCATCGGTCATCACAAATGGTTCAGCACCGACAAGTATTCCGTCAACGTCAGTTTCAACAACTCCCCCACCGGAAATCGCGATAGGGGAGATCAAAACACCAACGGCAGGACAAAAGACCGTTGTTACTATAAAACCCGATCCGAATAAGCCGGCCAACGTGTTAGTGAGCGCAAAAACCGTTCCACACAAAGTTGCTATAGACTATATTGAAGAATGGTTTGCTGCATTGATAAAGAATTTCGGGGGAGGTGGTAAAAAATGAGTCCTGTAGATTTTAATGCCGTTTTTAATCCATTGACTTATGTTGGCGCGGGTGGCGCACCACTGATCGAACGAACAATTCAAGTGATACGCGAACAATTCAAACTTTCGTCATGGACGGCACCATATATTTCGTTGTTATTAACAACGATCGAACAGTTTGCAGTGAGTTGGTTGTTGCATTACACACCGGAACAATTTGTCATCGGGGTTGCTACAACGCTTCTTGTGGTCTGGAACGTACACGAAATTTCAAAGTAAATTTCCCCTGTTCAGTTTTCGTGTTCTATTTTTGGCGGTTTTTGACAAAACGTCATTTTTTCGTACACCATTTGTGTTCTGCTTTTTGCCCGTTGACAATCACACAACCATAAGTTTATAATTGTCATTGTTATATCAATCAAATATGGACGGATACAATATTTATCATTTAGACGAAATTCCACCGGATGACGAGGACGAAACCGATGAATAAAAAGAAAGTGTGCATTTGTCGATGTCATAAACCGGATCAACCGGAATTTGACAAAGCAATTCATTGTTCGTTTTGTTTGAGCAAAAGATTTATAAAAGAAGTATGAACGAAAAAACACAAAAACTGATTAACAACACCGTTGTCGAGATTGGCAAAAAGCTCGGCGGCCTTAATGGTTTCTTGACCATTAGCGAAGGCGTGCGTTACTATAGCAATGTGGAAGGAGATTATTTCGACATCGAATTTGAACCGTGTGGCATGACAATTCATTATGACGTGCGCGGTGGTGTTGAAGTCAAAATGGATTTAGCAAGTTTTTTTGATCCGGAAACAATTTTGCGAATGGTCAAAAGTGTTTCGCTTAGCATCACGGAAGAACATCAAAACAGAAGCAAAGGAAAACGACAAGCCGAAATTAACAAACTCGAAAAAGAACTGGAAGCATTGAAAGGGCAAAAATGAACGATCCGATAGTTAACGAAAGAAGAATTGAACACAAGGCCGATGATTTATTGTCAATGGAAGATTTGATAAAAAATCACGTCAAAAAAATTGAAGAACTCAAACTTGAGTTGAAACAGAATCGCGAAATGTATGATGATTCGTTCAACAATAACCCCACTTATCGCGAACATCAAGAGCGTGTCAAAGAAGTAACGAAAGGTAAAAATTCCGTCCGTGCCGAAATTGCCAAACAACCGGCAGTTGCACAACTCGAACAAAAAACAAAAGACTTGCGATTCGATATAAATGAGTCGCAAAAAACGTTGTCGGATTTGTTGACGGATTATAAAGAACAGACCGGCGCGACACAACTTGAATTGTTCGACGGCCGAACAATGGAACTTGTCACGACAGTCAAACTTGTACGGGTGGGAAAATAAAGTAATCGTTTTTGAAAATGAGTAAAAATGCACTTCAACGACTTCTCAAGGCTGGATATACCGTGAAAACCCTCCAGGAAACATTTGATGCACTTCCGAAAGGTCTTTTTGTTCCAGATGATGAAAAAAATGCAATACACTTAAAGCGTATCAGGACTGTCTTTATGTTGCGGATTGACGAGAAAGGTTATACATTAACTTGGCTTGTGAAAGATGAACAAAAAGACCCTTCAATTATTCATCAAACAACAAATAAGGACATTTTTGAAACATTGACAAATATGTTGTTATTTACGAAGTCATGTAATGCGTTTTGAGAAGTTAAAAATTCTTCGATAGGCAAATCATCATCTTCCTACTTTTTCCTACCCCGTTTATTATCTGGCGACTTTCTGAAATATTTGAAAATCCTGCCGCTTATCCGAGTCGCACGGTCCCATTCAAGATGCCTCTTGAATATGCACTTTACAATATCGGCGGCATTGCTCTAATTTTATCAAAAATCACAAAGCGCGCCTATCGCCCAGCGTAGTACGCGCCGTGTGAGAGTGACGGGAATCGAACCCGCGAGAGCGATTTTGAAGATCGCCGGCTTACCATTAACCTACACTCCCATGATTTTATACCAAAAACGGACGCTTAAGCACGTCCGTTTTGGCCAGCGAAAGGAGGTGACCTTTCTAAAACTTATTCATTGGTACTCACCGATAAGTCGACGTTATCAGTTCCGGAAAATGAATAATGGTAGGTAAGAAAACAAAAAAACCCTACATTGACCAGTATAGTATAATAATTTCATTATGAAAAGCGATGTTTACCCCGATGTTAAGGGCAATATTGGACCCGACGTAAGTTCAATCGATGTGCAACAAAAGGTTATTATGGTCAACGGTATGCAAAAAGTTGTTGAAGAACAACATCCGGCGTTGCCATTTCACACGTTGAAATGTATCAATGGTTGCTGCACATTGGTTTCTAAAAATGATTTGAAACCGATCATGCCAAAAAAAGAAAAACACGTTTGCGAAAAATGTGATTTCACACCAAAAGCGTTCAAGTGTGCCGCAAAAGGATATATTGTCGGTTGCAATGGTCACAAAAAACGCGCGCATATTCTCAGTCGACAAGCACAACAAATAAAAGCGGAACCAATGAATATTTTGGATTTGTGCGAATCGCATGAACGATGGTTCAACAAACAACCATTAAAAATTTGGTATCGTTTTGTGAGAGAACACTATCCGCAGAATTTCAATTATGTGAAAGTGAAAGTTCGATTTCTTTTTGAACAAACCGGCGAATATTTGGAAGTTGCGGAAGAACAAGAAGCGTCAAAAGAAAAAGCGCGTATCGAGTCATCAAATAGTCAAGATTACGCGCTTTTCTGATTTTTATAAATCATAAGATTAAAAAAATTTAGTAGCGATGCCTCGTTTGATTTTATTCGCACCAAGCAAAGTTGTTATAGTATACCACATTATGGCTGAAGTCCTGTAGAACTTTCGGAGTTTTTTTCTTCCATTTCTTTAAGCATCCAACATAAACCAAGCAAATATCGATCCGACACCGGTTCGTTTTTATCCAACCGATCAAGTGTTCCATTACAAATTTCTGCAAGTCGGTTTCCGGATAGGGCAGAACTGGCAATTGCTTCGCGCGTGAGAATATAATTTGCCGGTCCTGTTTTGACCAACCACAATTTATACCATTCCATGGCGCTATCAGCTGCCGGATGATGTTCACCAAGATTGAGTGTTGCTTCGTCTGCCATAATTAGCATTTCTTACTTAACCACTTATGCAATTCTTCTGCAATAGAATCCAAGTCGGCTACAACCAAAACGAAACCGACAATAACAACCCAATCCATACCGAAAAATTGACGGATCAAGCCCAATACAATCAAGTTCAATAAACGTAATAATAATTTTAATCGTGCGTTCATAGGTTTTCCCCCTGTTATAGTGCAGTAAAGATTTTCCATATTTATCAATTTATATCACACATCCATTGTTATATCAATGTTTTTTTGGCAGCACAAACCCTACCCCCTTAAACCCCCAGGGGAACGATTATTTTAGGTCCCTTCGCTTTTTCTTCCCGTACGCCACTTTCGTGGCTACGATTTTGAAAACAAAAAGATTTTTTGTTTACAAGTCCACTCACGGGGTGGGTCTCTCATGTTCTCCGTCATACTTCGGACGGTAACCTTTTAGTAAACTGCTTGGGTTGAAGTCTAGGTTGAAATCCCATTACTTCTCTCATATATTGGTTTTTTCAAAATTGATAAACAGGAAGAACAAAACACCTGTTTTTTTTCTTTCTCAGATAAAACATTTCGGCACCTTCGGCACAACGGAGTTTTGCATTTGGAACAAGTTGTTTTGTTGGTTTTTTGAAAATGATTTTTGTGTGAACAAATCATAATAATTTTATTTGCCCTTTCTTAGTAATCTTGAGATGTTTCCGGTCGAAGAAGTAATCGTTTGAATTCGCGATTTTATCTTTTGGATCCATTGGTTTTTCTTTTTTTTCCGGATAAAGAATCGCCTTCACTTTCAAGGCGACTTGTTTTTTTTGTAATTCTGACATTGTGCAATTGTGTGTCATATTTGACTTTGAACTCAGATTTGTTAAAATACGCTCGAACACGAAACGGCGCGACTCATTCAGTCATTTTGCGTGCGAAATTGTAAATCTTTTGTGTTTAGAAAAACAGTTTTTCGATCTGAAAAAATAACCCCATTGATACTGGGGTTATTTTTTTGATAAATAATCAATTATTTCTTGGAAATATTGTTTTGAGTGAGTTCGTCTTTCAGATTTTTTTTGACGTTTTCCTCCTAAAGACTCTTTTTTTCTACCATCATATCGGGGGAGTAAAAGTTTTTTATTACAATAATCAATGACGGTTTGTTTGTCTACAATGCCCATCTTTTTCAGATTGCTTAATGTAAGTTTTTGTCGAGGTGTTAATTCCATAAAAAAAGTTCTGTTCTTTGAATCCTTACGAAGTCTCAATAATAGGACTTTGCGAAGTTCCAAAGCTTCGCAAGGAATCAGAAAACAGAACTATAATTTACAACAAAATTATAGCCCATTATTGAGAGAAATTCAAGACCCCACAACTTCGCGAATTGGGGAAAGCTATTGCTTTCTTGCGTAGTCTATACCTCTTTTCGAGGACGCCGATTTCTATATCGGATTATCAATTTACACCAGTACTATAGACGGGGTCAACTGCCACTTTTTGTATCAAAAAGCATCATTGACAATTTGACATCATGCGTGATATGGTGTATTATGGTTGTGTCATCTAGCTCGAAATGAGAAGCTATGCGTATAATCCGAATCGATCAAAAAAGAACGAGCCGACAAAATCATTTTGGTGGGGCGTTTTTATCGGTTTCACACTTTTCATTTGGTTATTGGTTTGGTTGATTCAGGTGATATGGAATTCTCAAAGTTAAAATTATCAGGAATTGCGCGACGAAGATTTTTCTTATTTTTTTGGTTGCCGTCAATTATCAAATTCGTATGAATAAAAAACCGGATTTCTTTTTCAGAAAAAAACGTTGTTTGGGATGTGGCATAATTGTCATTGAGGTCAAGCGACATTTGACGTGTGTTAAAAAATAACTATGGATAAACAAAAACCGAGTGTCGGTCGAATCGTACATTATCTCAGTTACGGAACTCCGAAAGGGGAATATCAATCTGTTTGTCGTGCTGCAATTATTACAAAAATTATCCAACCGGAAGACCCAAATATTCCCGTGGTGGCTCTTTGTGTATTGAATCCGGAAGGAATGTTTTTCAATAAATGGTGCGAATATTCAGATGAAAAATTAAACGGTGGCACCTGGCATTGGCCGGAACGCGTATGAGTAAAAATAAAATCAATCATGTAATTTATATTGGTGAAGGTTCAGCCGGAAAACGGATTTTTTCTTTTAATTTTTTTGGCGAAAATCCACCGCAAGAAATTAGCGATCAAATGTCGACCGAATTGGAAGAATTTGTGAAAAAATGGGAAGGAAAAATCAATGAAAAAAAAGAAAGTTAATCCAAAAAGAATAACTGATTCACAAGTTCGCGACGGTGTTCGCAGCAAGGTTTCAAAAATGGAAAACGAACTTCGACGAAATCCGAACAATACAAAAACGTCTGCACGACTTGCGGAAATGAAAAGAATTCACGCGAGCAAATTATTATGAAATGGATTCGATCATTAAAAACAAGTAAAAGAGAACAGGGCATCAAAACGCCGACACGAAAAGAAGTTGCAACGCGCAAATATAATTTCATGTCATTAAACGAATTGTTGTCGCGTTCGATTCAAACAATGTCACAAAAATCACGACAATTTTATATTTATGCAATGTTATCCGGAAAAGAGAAACAAGATTTTTCGGACAAAGTACACTTATGGCAATAAAAACAACAGGAATTAAAAAACGCGGTTTCGGATCAATGTCACCACAACGAAAAAAAGAAATATCAAGTCTTGCCGGTCAACGATCGCAAGCATCCGGTCGCGGTCACAAATTCAATTCTGAAACCGGTAAGAAGGCCGGCGAAAAAGGAAACCAAGTTCGTTGGAATCAAGACGAAGAAACTGCCCCTCAAAACTCCTAGTTTTGCCCTATTGACAACGGTTCAGCGAAGATGTATTATGGTTGTGCGATATGGCAAAAGCTAACAACAAAAACACAAGTATTGCAAAGTCTAAGAATCCATTGACTCTTTACGAGAAAATGGGTTTGAGTCAAAATGCGTCCGCGCTGACAACTGAACAGATTTTGCATATCATGCAAAAAACTCCGAAGAATCACATTTATTCACGTCCGGCAAAGGGTGGGGGGACTTGGGATTATGTCACCGGTGCTTATGTCGAAAAAGTTTTGAATTATCTTTTCGCGTGGGATTGGGATTTTGAAATCAAATCGAAAGAAGAAAAATACGGTCAAGTAATTGTTACCGGACGATTAACGATCAGAACTTCAAACGGTAAAACCATTATAAAAGAACAAATCGGTCGTGCTGATATTCAAATGAAAAAAAATACAACAATACCACTTGATTACGGAAACACCGAAAAAGCGGCTGCAACGGATAGTTTCAAAAAATGTGCGTCAAAACTTGGTATCGCATCCGATGTGTATGCAAAAGACGAATTTCGAGAAATCGAAATGGTAAAACAAGACAACGGCATTAAAGATTTCAAGGATGAGAAAAAAGCTGGCACAGACACAAATGTCCAAACCAAACCGGCAGAAGAAAAATCTGCTACCGAAATCAATGTCGGTATCAAATCCGAAGTTCAAGAAGCCGAAGTCGTTGACGAAAAACCGCAATCAACACCGGCGAAAGAAGCGAAAAAAGAACCTGAAAAGAAAGTGAAACCTATTTCCGGTGGACAAAAAATCATTCTGAAAAATTGGATTGCAGCAAAGAAAATCAAGATGACTGAAAAAGAAATGGAAACATTGAGTTACGACGATGCACATGCGATAATCTCAAAAACACGATAATATGACCGATCAAATTTTATCAATACAAATAAACACAAAAGACATTGAAGTTGCACGCATCGAGGGCGGGAAATTTCTCATCAACAAAAACGCCGAAAACGGTTTGTTGAAATTGTTGGAATTACAAGAACAAGTCGCCGATACAATCGAAGCGGTTAAGATTTTATTGGCCGGTGAAATGGAAAAAAACAATACGGTCAAAATTGAAGGCGAACAAATTACCGTCGGAAAACAATTTTTCGGTGAACGATACGAGCTTTATGACAAAGACATCGCGCTTGAAAACGAAATGGCGAAACAAGTGACTTCCACGAAAGTTGACATCACGGCCGTTGACGATTATTTGAAAACGAATAATGCAATGCCCGAAGGCGTGAAATTGCGCGATCGAACCGCCAGTGTCACGATTCGACAAAAAAAGAAAAATGTTAAGTAGAGAGTTAATCATCAATATCACGGTTGAAGCCGTGAGTGAATTTTGGACAAAGAAAGTCATGGAAGCGAGTGAAATACACGTTCAGACTTTCTTTTCCGTATTGGACGCGATGCCTTTAACAATGGCCGAAAAAGATTATTACAAAACTCAATACACGAATACGTTTAAGAAAAAATTGACCGAATCATTGTCACCGGAAAAGCAAAAACATTTCAAAGAAGAAATTAAAAAGAAAGTTGATAAAAAAATCGATGAAGAATAAATTGCGTTTATCATTTACACTTTTGAATTATTGGGATTCAAACGATCTCGAAAATATGCTTGCGTATTATTTCAAAACCGGCGAAACAACGGTGCGCCCTGGCATGGAATTCGGAAAACAAATGGACGATAAAAATGTCAAAAACATTTTGGATCAAAACAAATTTATAGTTGAATTTGGTGGCGACAAATTAAACCAACCGGTGCCACACTTGAAATTGGAAGCCGATTACGATGACAAAATTGAAGTAGTTGGCGAACTCGATGCGTATGACCAACCGACAATTTACGAATTCAAAACCGGTGTCAGTATGGATTCCGGCGATTATACAAATTCCGCACAACTCCCATTTTATTTTTGGCTTTTGAAAAAGCAAGGTTTGCCAGCCGAACGCGCGATCATTATTCATTACAATCCACAAACACGCATCACCGATCGCACAATTTTGTGGAATTCAAACGAAATGTTCCATAAGTTTTCGCAAATCGTAGAGTTAAAAGGTCGCATGATTTACGATTATTTTGAGAAAGAAGGTTTGTTGTGAGTTTTTTAGAAGAAAAAACAGATAAAGAACTTCACGCTATTGGAGAAGAATTGCGAAAGAAATATTCAAGATATTTTGTAGCCATAGTCAGATCAATAGGTGAAGCAAATGGTTTGCATCCAGATAACAAGGAGGATCAAGAAGCAATTAAAATGTTAGCGGAAGCCGTTTTTCTTGGTTTTACGATTGGTCACGAAATTGCAATGAACGAAAATTGATATGACACAAGAAAAAGCACTCAACATATTAAAATCTGATCGAAACGTTTTCCTTACCGGAATTGCCGGTGCTGGTAAAACGTTTGTTTTGTCGCAATACATCAAGGATTTGCAGGAAATCGGAAAAGCATTTGCTGTTACGGCTTCAACCGGTATCGTTGCAGCTGCAATAAACGGCGTGACGATTCATTCTTTTTCGGGTCTTGGAATTCGTGACAGTTTGAATAAAAACGACATAGAACGTTTGAAGCGAAATAAACGTGTCGCGCCGGCCGTCAAAGCGATCGATGTGTTGATCCTGGATGAAATTTCAATGTTTTCCGCGTTGCAATTGGATTTGGTCGATGCCATTTTTCGCAACATCCGGAACGATCAACGACCATTCGGCGGTGTGAAAGTTGTTTTTTGTGGTGACTTTTTGCAATTGCCACCGGTTCGCGGTGAATTCGCGTTTAATGCGAAAAGTTGGAACGATGCAAATTTGGCGATTTGTTATCTCGACAAAGCATACAGACAAAAAGATTCCGATTTGTTGTTGCTTCTCAATGCGATCCGGAACAATGCCGTTAATGAAGAATTCAAAAATCTTCTCAACGCAAGCATTGGTCGACAAATCAAAGACTTTATCATTCTTTATACGCACAATGTTGATGTCGATATTTACAATATGGCCGAACTTGCAAAAATCAAAAGTGATCCGTATTTTTATTTTATGTGGACGAGTGGCGATCGGATGCTTGCGGAAAATATAAAAAGAAATTGTTTGTCACCGGAAAAACTCGAACTCAAAGTCGGCGCGAAAGTTATGGTCACGAAAAACAATTTCGATGAAGGTTTGGTCAATGGCACAATGGGAACGGTTATCAAATTGAACGACAATTCGGTAAAAATAAAAACCTTGGACGGTCGCGAGATTACGATCGGCGTTGCAAAATGGTCAACGCTTAGCAGTTTCGGAAAACCAGTCGCATCGATTCATCAAATTCCGTTGCGTTTGGCTTATGCGATCACGGTTCACAAAAGTCAGGGAATGACACTTGATTCGGCCATGATGAATTTATCGAAAGTGTTTTCGCCAGGTCAAGGGTATGTCGCACTTTCACGTTTGCGATCCCTGGATAATTTATCGTTGCAAGAGTCGGTCAATGACACAACTTTTGAAATTAGTCCGGAATGTTTTGAATACGAAAAACAATTGTTGTTGATGTCGGAAGATTTATGAAGCGTAAACTAAAAAAAAAGAATATTGGCAGTTACATCCTGAAATTTGGAATGTTCCGTGTCCTTATCCAAAATGCAAAGCGATGTCGGCCGGACAACATGGACTTAATATTCACATAAGTTGGAAGCACAAAAAACGTAAAAAATTATGAGTTTCAAGTATCACAATCAGGGATTTCAAAGCGACCGGAACGAAAAGATGATTCAAGTTCTCGCGCAAAAGAATTCAAAAGGCGAATGGTCGGCAAAAGGTGCTTTTTTGTTTGCTTTTTACGATGACGGATCGCCAGCATTTGTCGTTCCACCTGGATTAAGCGATCGCGATGCCGAAGAATTTTGTCAACGGTTTATGGTATTGATGACGGAATATGCGAAAAAAGCGAATTATAAAATGAAATGAATACAAAATTACAAGAACTTGCAGATCAAATCAAAAAACTTACACCGGAAGGGCAAGATTTGATGAAATATATTCTTAACAAAGCAACCGATCAACCGGACGTAAAAACGTATGAAATTGTGGCATCGCCGGACGGTGAACGCGCTGGTATAAAATGTTTGGATTGCAAATTGACATCGTGGAACGCGAACGATGTAAAAGAAAAATATTGCGGAAATTGTCACGAATTTCACGAACAAAAAGCGCGGATGATAATGTACCCGCACATATTCAAACAACCATGAACACAACGTATAACATAAAAGCAAAAGATCCAGTTGTCGTCATTGAATTATTGGACGAAACAAAATTCACGTTCAAAACATTGACGGAAATTTTGAGTGATTTGGCCAAGGAATTCGGTCACAGAAAAATTATGTTTATCGACACCATTACAACTATTGAAGAAAATAAAAGTGACAAAATTATTGTAGTTTTTGAATTTTAATATGCAAAAAGCAAAGATAGTAACAGTCGATATTGACGGCACTAAATGGGAAAAAGAAGGCGATTTCGTTTTGGCCGCTTGTGGTATTAAACAAACCGGTGGCGCACCAAATATCGAAGTGGATTATTCATTGATGCGAGAGGATGAACTCACTTATTGTTTAGCAACATTTTTGGTAATTGCCGGACAACAAGCTAATAAGAAAATTGTGAAAAATGCGATAAAACTTGCTCAAATTCAATTAAAAATATGATTGCAATTGTCAATTTAACAAAAAAAGACATCGGAAAATGGGTTCATTACAGAAGTAGTGGCGGCGACAAAATTGAACGTGGCAGAATAAAATCTTGGAACGATCGATTTATTTTTGTTGTTTATAATGCAAACGGAAATTGGGATGTTGACCATTGGAAAGATTACACGGCTGCCGCAACAAATCCGGAAGATTTATTTTATAAATTGGAGGACCTTGAAAGTAACCATGATTAAGAACATGAAAAATGCCATTATCGATATGCCAAAAGGTGTTGAATTGGAATTTTCCAAACAAAAACCTGCAATTGAAGTGATTATCAAAAAAGGCAAAAAAGTTATTTATCACAACAAAACGTATGCAGTCGTGATGAACATGGTTCAATCAATGACGACAATTGCGGAAGTTGACGGCGATGTCGAACTCGAAGGCGATTCTCAAGTTTTTGGTGCCGGCAATTACATCATTCAAATGTTTGCTATGAACGAATTGGAAAGAAAATTAGGGAAAATGGTTTTGCCAAGAGCGATGGGGGAGTTGCAACACATGATTAAAGACCCCAAAATTTTCAAAAGAAATGCGG